CGATCCAGATCCCGGTACGTCTTCGGGGTCGAGCCGAACCCTCCTGCCGGGATCTGGATCGAGGCTCTCGAAGCCGTCGAGCGGGGCGAGATCCGGAAGCTCTGCGTCATCGCTCCGCCGGGGCACGCGAAGTCGACCTACCACTCGATCATCTTCCCGACGTGGTATCTCGGCAGGCACCCCAATCACACCCTGATCGGGGTCACGACGACCGACGGGCTCGGCTCCCTGTACGGCGACACGGTCCGGACGACGATCGACGAGAACGACCGCTTCGGCCACGTCTTCCCGCTCGTCAAGCCGTGGAAGGAGCGGGGGTGGGCTCGGGACGGCTTCTTCATCCGGGGACCTGTAGCTCGGGATCCCGAGGCGAAGGACGCGAGCATGATCTTCACCGGGGCCGGAGGCCCGGTCATCGGCCGACGCGCTCACGGCGTCATCGTCGACGACGCGGTCGACGAAGCGACGGCGCGGAGTGAGACGCTCCTCGCGACCCGGAAGCTCTGGGTGAACCGATCGGTCATGTCGCGGCTCCGGCCGGGGGCGTGGCGGATCATCGTTGGGACGCTCTGGGCCGAGGGCGACGTCGTCGACGACGCGATGCAGTCAGGCGAGTTCGTGGTGATCCACGTCCGGGCCGTCTCGCCGACGAAGAACGTCGACGCCGACGTCTGGATCCCGAACGGCGTGAAGTGGCGGCCGACCGGCGGACGCGAGGTTCTCGACAACCTCGGGAAGCCCCTTCAGGACGACCTCGCATCATGGACGGGCTAGGAGGCGGTACGATGCGGCCCGGGCCGTCTCAGGCCGTTCTAGGCGCTCAGGGAGGATCGTGATGCCGAAGCCCGGCGTAGTCCCGCTCTCGTCGCGTGTCGTCTCCAAGGGAACGCTCTCGACCTCGCCCATGACACCGGCCTTCCGCTCGGCCGCGACCGCAGCCGGTGTCGGCAAGGTCGTCACGTCGAAGCGTGGCGGCGGCGACAAGGGCTCCCCGAAGGCTCCGAAGTAGAAGCTCTTGACGCTTCACCTGAAGGTCCGCCTGCACGACGAGGGTCCGGCCCTGTGGCCGAGCTATATCCCGCTCACCGAACTCGACGATTGGAAGCGGGGCGTCGGCACCCCGATCTTCGAGACGATGTGGCAGGGCCGTCGAGGCGGGCTCGCAGGGAAGCTCGTCAAGCCCGAGTGGATCAGGTACTTCCGGGGGTGGCCGCCGGGGACTACGTTCATGGCGGTCGACCCCGCGATCTCGGAGAAGACGTCGGCGGACGAGACGGGCATCGTCGTCGGCAACGCGAGCTACGACGAGCCGAGCCGGATCTACATCAGGTTCGTCCATCACGCCCGGATGGGGCTCCGGGACACGGCGGAGACGATCGCGAAGATCGCCGGGTACTACCGGCCGGTCGCGATCGGGATCGAGGCGGTCGCCTATCAGACGGCGCTCGTGCAGTTCGTCGAGTCGGAGTACCCGACGCTGCCGATCGAGCCCGTGAAGCCCGACCGTGACAAGGTGAGCAGGATCCTCGGGCTCGCGGCCCTGTACGAGTACGGCCGGGTCCTGCATCATCCCGACATGAGAGCTTCGGCGTACGAGTGGCAGTTGACCCACGTCCCGGACGCGAAGCACGACGACATGGTCGACGCGGCGTGCTACCTCGCGCAGATGGCGGGTGTCAGCATCGCCGGGCTCAGTGGTGACCGGCCGGAGGGTATGCGATGACGATCACGGCGATCTCCGGCTCGTACAGTCAGCCGATCATCGCGAGCCGAACGCCGTGGATCTCGGCACGCCTCGGGATCGTCCCTGACCGCCTGAAGGGGTGGCCGCCCGCGATCGACGCCGAGCGGTTGACGCGGTACGAGGAGTACCTCGCGCTGATCGAGGCCCGCCATCAGGACGTGTTCGAGGATCTCCGCCTGAAGCCCGATCAGCGGTCGAAGATCGCGCTCGCGGTGGGGCTTCCGGAGCTTCTGTGCAACGTCTGGGCCGACTCCGTATGGTCCGATCCGCCCGACTTCGAGTTCCCGAGCGTCGCGGTCGCGAACCGATGGGAGGCGATCGACCGGGCGAACGACTGGACGGAGGCCGGGGCGTGGGAGTCCGTCTTCGCGGCGGCCGCCTTCGGGCACTCGATCGTCCGCCTGTTCCGGAACGAGGAGCGTGCCGCACTGGGCTCCGACGTCGTGATCGAGGAGATCGACCCCGCGATCTTCTTCCCCACCCTGAAGCCCCGAAGCTCCCGGGATATCGACTACGTCACCCTCGCATGGGAGGAGGACCGGGCCGAGCCGTGGTCCGAGAAGACGGACCTGTGGCAGATCCGCGAGTTCCATCGCCTCGAAGACGGGCGCTACGTCATCACCCGGGAGGAGCGGCGACCGCGTAGCTCGGCGATGGGCGGCGAGACGGAGTTCCGCGAGGTCATGCGCGAGCAGACGGACGTCGACTTCCTGCCGTTCGTCGATATGCACGCGAAGCGGTGGCGCGGCCGCTACTGGGGCGTGTCCGAACTCACCCGGGCGACGACCCTGTTCGACGAGGTCGACAACGTCGTCTCGAACATCGCCGAGATCCTCGAATACCACGGCAAGCCGACCCTTCAGGTCCCGGCAAGCTGGATCTACGGCGGCGTCATGGCGAAGGGCGCGGACAAGGCGTACGGCGTCCGGCGGCCCGAGGAGGCCGACATTGCCCGGTACATCACGTACGAGGGCATGATCGATCAGCAACTCGCGTCGCTCGACAAGGTCGTCGAGCTAATCATGCTCACGGCCGAGGTCCCCCGGACGTACTTCGGGCTCGGCGATCTCGGGCAGGCTCCCTCGGGAACGTCCCTGAAGCTTCAGCTTCAGAACTACGTCAAGAAGGCGGGCCGGTGGCAGGCGGCCGAGACGCGGCGCTCCCGCGAGCTTGTCTCGATGGCGCTCCGCCTCGACGGTCAGACGGTCGACCTGTCGAAGCCGATCGGCGTCACGCACGGCTCCCCGCTCCCGGTCGACGACGAGCAGGAGGCCCGCATCGAGGCTTCCCTGTACGCGGCCGGGCTCTCCGCTCGGGCGACCTCGATCCGCAAGCTCCGGAGGGTCGACGACGTCGACGAGGAGGTCGCGCTGATCGAGGACGAGGAGAAGCCCGAGCCCGGAGCCCTGCCCGGCTTCGGCGCGGTGCCTCCTGCCCGGGGGCTTCCCGGCGGCGTGGTGAACCCGAACTCGCCTGAGCCTCCGGCTGAATGACCGACCCGCAGCCGGTCGAGGTCAAGAACGAGGAGCCGTTGCCGGTGACGATCGAAACTCGCGACACGGCGGCGCAGTCGACCGCCCGCGCTACAGCCGCGAGCGCGGGCGTCGACGCCGCGATCCTTCAGACGGAGGATCAGCGGCGGATCTCGGGGATATGGGAGCGGACGCAGCAAGTCATCGCCCTGTCCGTGGTCCTGACGTCGCTCCTCGTCGTGTCGCTCCTCGTCGTCGTCCCCGGGCTCGCCGACCTACAGGGGTACGACGTCGATCAGGGCGCTCAGACGGCCGCAGCCGGAGGACTCCTGTTCCTGACGGCCGTCTCGAACCTCGTGATCGGCTTCTACTTCGGCCGCACCAATCACCAGCGGGTCGGCGGCTTCGGGGGCGACGACCGGACGCGGTAGCCTAGGCGGGCCGGACCGGACGAGTCGAGCCTCCCCGGTCCGGCAATCTGTTGGAAGCTCTTGACACGATTAGCGGTGCGTGCTAACTTCTTCTCACCGGGACGGTCCGGCAAGGCGAAGGAGAACACGATGGACGCACTTCAGACGGCAGTCGAGAACCTCGAAGTCGCAGTCGACGACTACACGCAGGCCACCTACGCGCAGTTCGGCATCACCGCCCCGACGGGCACCGGCCTCTCGGCCCACCTTCAGAGCAAGCTCTACTCGCTCCGCTCGGCGGTCGTCACGGCGGCGACGGAAGTCGCTCTCGCGATGGTCGACGCGGACGTCGAGGGCGCTGAGTCCTCCTCGATCATCCCCGAGGAGCTTCGCTTCGCCGCAGCCGAGGCCGAGATCGCGGCCCTGCACGGCAACGCGAAGCTCGTCAAGAAGGCCCGCTGCGCCCGGTGCGCGGGGACCGGCCGGTTCATCACCTACGTCGAGAACGGCGTTCCGAAGGGTCCCGGCGGCCCGTGCTACCGCTGCAACGGCAAGGGTGTCCAGACGGTCGAGGATCACCGCCGGAACTACGGCCACGACAACTACGCTCCGATCGCTTGGTAGGCTAGGCCCCGACGGCAGGGGCAGTTCGTCAGACAGGAGCCCCCGGGATTGACCCGGGGGCTTCGTCTATGCTCAGGGCGTGACAGAGATCACCTTCCCCGGCGAGTTCCGCCCCGGCGCGATCACGAGCCCGCAGCCGACGCCCGAGTGGTATCTGAAGTTCCTCACGGCCGAGGAGGACGCGACGACGAACCTGATGAAGTTCGTTCAGCAATCCCGGCTCGAACTCGAAGACTTCATCCGCAACGGCGACCTGACCGTCTCCGACGCGAAGTTCTACCGGGACCTCCTCGACGAGACGAACCGGATCGGCTCGAAGATCAACACCTACGGCGCGGAGTGGACCTCGTCGGTCATCCCCGAGGCGTACGTCGCCGGTCGTCGACTCACGTCGAGCGTCGTTATCAACGAGAAGGCCCTTCAGGCGCTCAGCAAGGACCCGCTAGCCCTTATCACCGACACGAGCGACATGATGAGGCGTCGGGTCCGTCAAGCGACCGCTACGGGCATCCTAGAGGGGCTGAGCGGCGCTGAGCTACGCGCCCGGATCATCGGCACCGGGCTCGGGAACATTCCGCACTGGCCGTCGGTCGAGTACCGGGCCGGGGTGATCGCCCGGACGGAGACGATGCGGGCGTTCAACGCCGGGAACCTCGACGGGATCCGCGACACCGGGGCGCGGTTCGTGCGCTGGATCGCGAGCCCGGACGAGGCGACCTGTCCGATCTGCCTGCCTCGGGACGGCCGGGTCTACCGGCTCTCGAACGAGGGTGTCGGCGACGAGGCGGATCCGTGGGGTCCGGCGGTCACGATCCTCGATCCTCCCCCGGCGCATCCTCGATGCCGATGCACCACCCGGGCCGAGTACCGCGATCCGAACGGCAACGTCGTCCGGCAGGGGCCGCCTCCGGCTCCTCCGCCCGTCGAGGTCGAGCCGAAGCTCAGCGCCGGGGACATGGGCGCGGACTCGCCTCCGACGCTCCCTCCGGCCGTGGGCGACTTCGACGCGGCGGTGAAGGGGCTGATCGATCCGAAGCTCCGGGCCGCGATGGACGACGAGGTTCTGTTCAAGGATCTCGCTCAGGGGATCCACGGGACCGACGTGATGAAGCAGCGTCTC